CCTGGCCACCCGCATCTTGATGTGCGGCCCAGGCGCCAGCCCGTTGGCCGCCTCGCGGATGATCTCCGCGCCAGCTGACACCGCCGCGCGCAATTCGGCCTTGACGTTCAGGTCCATCGCCCGCAGCGCCTCGAGCAGCTCCTCGCCGCCCTCCAGCCGCACACTCACATTACTACCAGCCATCGCTCACCGTCCTACCAGTCCAACCCGTCCAACCCGTCCGACTCCAACACATCACGCCATCTCCCGGCACATCAACTGCAAATCTGTGCCGCGCTCACCGTAATTGATCACAGCCTCGATCATCAGGTAACGGCCGTTGAACAGCACCCGCATCGTCGGCGCGATCCCAGTCCGATAGCGCAGCCGCACCCGATGGGTGATCTCCGACTGCACATGCTCAGCCGCGAAAAACTCCCGGCCCGACAGCGGCTCCACTGAGGCCCACACCGTGGCCACCGTCGACCAGGTCGTGATCGCCTCGTTAAACCCGTTACGAGCCACCACCGGCTCCTGGATCGTCACCCGATGCCGCAGTTTGCCAGCCTGCATCACGCCACCTCACGCCGCCAATGCTGCATCAGCGCATCGACCGAAAACGGCAGTTGCTTCGGCATCGCACCCGTCAACACAGCCAGCTCCCGGTTTTCATACCAGTGCGCAGCCAGCAGCAGCAACGCCTGGCGCAGCCGTTGCGGCACCGCTGCGCTGGTATTCCCGTACCCGGCCACGAACTCCACCACCAGGCCGTTCAGTACCTGGAGCGTAGTACCTGGCCAGGAGGCCGTGGATTTCAGACGCAGCCTGCCCGGCTTGCTGTAGGTATCCACCACATAATTGCTGGATGCAAACGTCGCCGTCACACCCGCATCGCTCGTGTAGGCGACCGACGTAACCGACTGCAACGGCCAGGGCCGCAGCTCCAGCGTATCACTCGCCGGCCAGCCGTCGGCCACATAGCGCCACGTCTGCGTGATCATCGCCAACTGCGGCCGGCAGATCGTCTCCAGATGCTCACGCGCCGCCGTGATCAGCCCGGCGATCAGCACGTCATCATCCGTGATGTCAACCCGCATGTGATCTCGCGCCTCGGCCAATGTCACCGGCTCCACAGCCGGCCCGGTCACACAGATCAACGCCATAGCTCACCGTCCTATCCTTCCAACAACTCCGCCGACACCCAGCACAGTACAGCTACCGGCGCCATGCCGTTGTCAGCCACGCCCAACCGCACCACGCGCACGCCCGGTTTCAGCACAGCCACCACCGGCGTATTGACCGACGGCCCGCTGCGCCCGTTGGCGCCCGTAATTGTCTGCGCCGCGTCCATCGCCGGCCGCCAGCCCGTGCCATCCTCGAACGCCTCGATGATCGTCATCTCGCCGATCTGTAGCGGCATCGTCAACCCTTCCCGGCTGCCCGGTCCAGCACCTTACGCACCATGCGCAGGTCGTCGTCGATGCGCAGGTCGCGCAACTGGGCCCCGAAGACAGCCAGCGCCACGTCGATATTGATCACCAGCGCGCGCACCGACTCCAGCGCCAGCCCGCGCAGCACGTTGTCCACCACGCCCGTCGTCTCGAGAGTCTCGTCACCCATGCGTCACCTGCCCCGGGCCCACAGCCCGTTCAGCCTGCGTTTTCACCGGCCTGGCCAGCCCGCGCTCGATCAAATCCGCGGCTACCTCGTCCGGTACATCGTCCACGACCTGCCCAGCCTGCAACATTTTTCCCTTAGCCGGGCTCCACTTGGTCAGCATCTGTATCCTCATCCGTCCAATACCTCCGATCCGCCCTACTCCGGCGCCCCGTGGCTAATCCGCTGCACCCTGGCCGCTACCACGTCATACCAGACGACCTCAGCCGCCTCGTCGTAGCACGCCGTCACGAAATTAAAATCGGCCATGTAACCCGGCTTGCGCCAACCATCCGCACACCGCTGCCACAGATCGCGCCGCACAATCACGCCCGACCCGCCGATCCTGGCACCCTGCGGCTGCTCGCGCCATAACTCGTTCGGCGGCAGCACACCCAGATCAGGCCCATGGTCGACTCGCACGATGATCAGCTCAGGCCCGCGCAACTCCTCGCAGATCTCCTTCAGGTTGGCCACCAGCGTGTCACAGACACACACGTCGTCATCATCCAGCGCCCAGACGTAGCGCCCGACCAGGTGCGGCGCCACATCAGCCAGCCGCGCGTTGGCCGCCGTCATCCCAATGCCAACCTCATCCACCAGCAGAGTCTGCTGCCAGTCTGAGTCCGTCTGCCTGGCCAGCGCCGCCTGGTTGACAGCCAGCATCCGCGGCCGCCGATAGCACCGCGTCAAAATCTCTAAGAAAGGCTCGGCCACAGCACCCTCCTGTCTGGCCCCGGCGTCACATGGCCACAATGCAGATTACAGTCCGCCATCATGCGCCAGCCCTGGGTGTAAATTGTCGCCGTCCAATGCCAGTCGAAGAACCCGCCGCCCGGCGCCTCGGAAAACGGCGCCTGCTCCAGCACATGCCGGCGGATCAGCACACAGCCCAGCCCCGACCCGGAGCAGTCAATCACACCCTTCTTCACCGCAGCGCCCCACAGACCACGCGCCGACAACGACTCGCCCACATTACGCGCCTGTTTGGGCCACGGGTAATAGCGCTCCAGAATGTTGACGATGTCGCCCGTACCCTGTCTGAACACATAGACCCCATAGGCCACATCGCACGGCAGCGCCGCCAGCCGCTCTAGCGTATCCTCCGGCGGAATGATGTCGCTCTCAATCACCAGCATGGCATCATAGCGCCCGGCCATGAACGTCTCATAGCCGCGCTTGTACTGGTGCAGATGATTCTGCCAGCCGTCGGCCCGCTCATCATCCGTCCGCGTCGGATTATCCCGCTGCCATACCACCGTCAACGGTCCATCCCAGCGCAGCCCACACAGCGCCTGGACCGTCTCAGGCTCCAGCCGGTATACCGGACAAAACACCATCACATCACGCACGCCGTTCGTTTCCATCCGTCCAATCCGTCCAATCCGTCCGGCCCTGGCCGGGCTAGGAGCTCACGCTCACCTGGAAGATCCCAGTCTTGTGTCACCCGGCCAGGGCCACCCGTCCTACCCGTCCAACCCGTCAGCCTCACGCGCTCGGATGCGTCGCGTAGTGGATCGCCTCAGCCTGCAGCACGCCGTAGTCCACCCGGAAGTAGTAGTGCAACTGCACCTGGCCCTTCCGGCTCAGCGTGTAGGGATCGCGCAGGAACGTCAGCGACGGATCCTCGTACATCCCCATGAAGGCGAAGTTGCCGAAAATCAACGACTTGTACGTCCCGCCGATGGCGGCCATCTTCTCGGTGTTATACACCGGGAAGCCCCAGATCTCCGGCCGCGCGGCGCGATCGCTGCCCGCCGGATTGGGATTGAACACGAACGAGTTGGCGCTGGACAGACCGCGGATGTACCCCTCGGTCGCGCGCTTCATCAACCACACCGAACCCTCCGCGTACTCCCCGGCCTGCTTGTACACCAACTCCGGAATTTCCGTCACGCCGATGGCCGCGGCCGCGTCCAGCGTCAGGCTCGCCGAGCCGTTGGCCAGCGCCTCCGTGATCAGCAGGCTGTTGTGCGTCTTGGCCAGGCCGCGACCCACGAAGTCGGTCAGGAACTCCATCAGGTTGCTGTCTTCATCTTGCAGCAACTGATAGCTCAAATGGATCGTTTTGCTGTACAGCAGCTTGGTCAGCGTCACCCGATCCGTCGCCGGCGCGTCCAGGTCGAAGTCGTTAACCTCGGTCGTGACCACGAACTCGCCATCGGCCTCGTTGTCCACAGGAACGTTGATGCTTGTCCCCTTGCCGACGAACTGCTGCACGCCGATCCGAGGAGACAGCGCCATCTCATCGCGCCGCGCGATGATGCCCTGGTAGTGAGCCGTCGGCACCAGGTACTGGCCATCCGCCGCCGTCCCGATGTTCATATCCGTGGCATTCGACGCGCGCAGCTCCCGGATGCCGCCGTCGTCACCCGTGCGAATCCAGTGCTCGAACGCCCGCTCCTCGTCGTCACCCAGCGGCAGCTTGTTGTGTTTGGGCGCCACCTTGCTGGTGATCATCGCCTGGAGACGCTCCTCGCGCTCGATGTCCTTCTGGAGCTGGTCCGCCTGAGCGATCTTCGCATCCGCCTGGGCGCGCGTCTCCTCGGTCAGCTCCCCATCCGCCAACGTACGCGCCTGGTCCAGCAGTTCAGCCCGCTGCCGGCGCATCTCAATCACCTTGCTCATGGTAGTTTCACCTCGTTCAGAATAGTCCAACCCGTCCTACAGGTCAGACCCGCTGTCTCACACCAACCCGCAGCCTCAGAGCATCCCGCGCCCGCGTCAGCTCCTCCGCCATATCGTCACCGGCCTGGCCATCCGCCTGCGCCCGCAGGTCGGCGGCCCGCTGCCGGGCACTCACACTCGTTTGGGGGTAGGCCGCAAACGTCACCGGGGAAACCTCGTACAGCTCCCGCGCCCGGATCAACGTCCGCCTGGCCGGCCCTGCCTCCGCTGGCTCCCAGCGATCCTCTGCCACCGTAAAAGCAAACGACATCTGGGAGACATCGCCGCGCCGCAAGCTCACCAGCGCATCGCTGGCCCAGCTCGTCTCCGGCGGCGTGATCTCGATAGCCAGCCCGCGCTCATCCTCGCGCAGCCGCAGCGTCCCGTTCGTTGTGCGCCCCAGCACATAGCTGCTGTCATGCTGCCACAGCGCGCGCACATCGCCCTCCAGCACCGGCTGAAAGAACCCCGGCTGGATGCGCTCCACAAACCCGCCCAGATCGACCGACCACTCGTTGAACACAGCCGCATACCCCGCGATCAACGGACGGCCCTCGCCATCCTCCCGCAGCTCCAGCGCCTGCGTCATCACTCGCACCTCACGCTCACCGTTCATTCGTCCGATACCTCCGATCAATCCAATCATCCAGCCACGATCATACAATCGCAGCCGTTATGCAGCGGCGCATGGCCCACCGGCCCGCTGGGCACCCACACTGGCCCGCTGGCCACGCTCAGCGGATTATCCGGGTCCAGGAACCACGTCGCCGTGGCCACCGTGCGGCCATCCAGCGCCTGGCAATACTCGCAGCTCTCGCCGAACGCCAGCCAGCGTTTAGCAGCCACACCCAGCAGCAGGTAAAGCGCCACCGCCGCCGCGTTGGATGCCGTATTGCTCTCATCCTCCGCATAATCGTCGGCCTCGGTCTCCTGGCGCTCGTCCAGCCACGACTCCATGTCGGCCAGAACGTCTGGCTCCTCGCGCGTCTCGCCCTGCGTCTGCTCTGGCCGGTCTCCGACCGAGCCGGCCCGCTGGCCATCCAGGATGCTCTCCACACCCCGGATCAAATTCGCCATCCACCGGTTGCGCCGCCCGGCCACGTAGTCTGTGCCGAACTGCTCCAACATCTCCGTCGTCACAGCCTGGTCGAGCTCGCGCTCTACCTGTTCAGCCACCAGGCCCAAATACGCCCGGACCGGCGCGTCCATGTACTCGCCCACGAACTGCGAATGCTTGGCGTCGAAATCGCCCAGCCACATGCGGAACCGCGCCACATCGCCCGGCAAATACCGCCGCGCAGCCTGGCGCAGATCGTTGACCTCCCGATTCACAATCCGCTGCGCCATGTGCCGCAGCGTAGGCCGATACGTGCGCGCCAGCCGTCGGCGTCCATCCACCGTCCGCCGATCCCGCGCCGCCCGCTCCTCAGCCGCGTCCAACGTTCGCGCGCGAACATCCCGCGCCCCAGCCGCCGATCCGTCCGCCTCGTCCAATCCGTCCAACTCGTCCGCCGGCGTCATGTTCATCGGCACCAGGTACTGATCCCCGCCATCCACCGGGTTCATGTTCTCGCGGCTACGCACATCATTGACCGACAGCCACCCCCACTGCCGGCCGACAGCATAAGCCGCATACCTGGTCGCCGTGTCACCGCGCAGCAGCGCATCCACCAGGTATTCGGCAAAATACTGCTGCCGCTCCGCGCCGATCAGCAGCGACCTGGCCAGCCGCTGCTCCCAGCGCCGCAGCCACGGCTGGAGCGTGTTGGTCAAAAAGTCCTGGCTCTGCTGCTCGATGTTGGAGAACGTCGCCCGCTCCAGGTCGCCGATCATGTGCGGCGGCACCCGGAAAATGGCTGCGATCTCCGACCGCTGGAACTGCCGCGTCTCTAGGAACTGCGCATCCTCCGGCGGCACTCCCAGCGTTTGCAGTTTCATCCCCTCCTCCAGGATCGCCACGCGGTGGGCATTGCTCAGCCCCTGGTGCTGCGCGTTCCAGCTGCTGGTAATGTGGCCGAACGCCTCGTCGCTCAGCTGGCCAGGATGCTCCAGCACCACCCCCGGCCGCGCGCCGTTGCCGAAAAACGCCGACCCGAACTGCTGCGCCGCAATGCCCAGCGCCACCGCTTCCCTGGCCAGGGTGATCATCGACCTGCCCGCCGTGCCATCGAAGCCAAAGCCGGGCACATGCAGCACCTGGTAGTCGGCCAGGTAGTCCGGCTTCCCGAACTCGTCCCGCAGCTCGTACACCTTCCCGCCCCGATTCCACAGCGGCGTCATGCGCCACGCTGGCAGCGGCCACAGACCCCGGACCTGGCCGCGCTGATCCCAGTCGATCTCGGCGTAGAAGTTGCCCCACAGCAGCGCCTGGGCCATGCCGATCTCGTAGAACTCAAACGCCGTCTGCACCGGATTCGGCGCGTCGTGCAGCAAACTATAAAGCCGATGGGCCGTCGCCCGGGTTTTCCCGCCATCCCGCTGCCGCTCGTAGAGGATGCACGGCAGGCTGGCCACACCCTCCGCCAGCACGCGCACGCACGCCAGCACCGCCGTGTAGCGCAGGCTGTTCTCCGGCGTCACGCTCACGCCGGCGGCCGATGGCGCGCCAGCCGTCAGCAGCTCCACCAGCTGCCCAGTCGTCAGC